CTGATGCCGAAACTGCAGTCATTGATTGAATGGTTCCAGGGCAATCCTGTTGCTGCGAAGATTATCGTTGCGGTCGCAGGTATCCTTGCTGTTGGCGGTCCGTTGCTTATTCTGATCGGTACATTGATTTCGAGTATAGGAACAATCATGGGAATCCTGCCTGCTCTTGCGGGTCCTGCCGGAATCGTTATCGGAATTATAGCTGCAGTTATTGCGATTGGTGTTTTGCTTTATCAGAATTGGGACACAATTAAGGCGAAGGCAGGCGAAATTAAGGACTGGATTGTCGAGAAGTGGACAGCACTCAAGGAAGGCGTTGTCAATGCGGTCAATACGCTCAAAGAGGGCGTGTCAAACGCATGGAACGGAATCAAGTCGACTATCACCAGTATCGTGAACGGAATCAAGTCGACAGTGACAAGCATTTGGAACGGCATCAAGAGTGCGACTTCTTCAGCATGGAATGCTGTCAAAACTGCTATTCAGCATCCGATTGAGACAGCGAAGAATCTTGTTCGGAATGCAATCAATGCGATTAAGAGCATCTTGTCAGGACATTTACCGTTCCCGAAGATTAAACTTCCGCATTTCAGCATATCAGGGCATTTTTCGTTAAGTCCGCCGTCTATACCGCATTTCTCGGTTAGTTGGTATAAGGAAGGTGGTATCATGACACAGCCGACACTGTTCGGTGGTGGTGAAGCTGGTCCGGAGGCTATTCTTCCGCTTAATACGTTCTGGGATAAGATGGATAAAATCGCTGACAACAGCGGTGGCGATGAAATCACGATTAACGTGTACGCGACGCCAGGCATGGACGTGAACGAACTTGCAGCTCGTGTTGAACAGCGATTGACAATGCAACAGAAACAGAGGAATAAAGCATATGGCATGGCTTAAAGGTTTTACATATGACGGAATAGAATCGCTTGATTATGATTTGTATATCACAAGCGGAAGCGTATACGATGCTCCGGAGCGAGTAGTCGATATGATTAAAGTGCCTGGTCGTAATGGTAATCTTGCAATCGATCAGGGGCGGTTTGAGAACATCGATGTCGAATACGAAGTCTATACCAAAAACCGTCTGCAGACAGATTTTGCACAGAACATTCGAGACTTCCGGAACGAACTCTGTTCACGTCATACATATCTTGAATTAACAGATGATTTTAATGCAAATGAGTTCCGTCTGGGTATTTACAAGTCTGGTCTTGAATTATCTGCACCAATCGACCGAGCAGGAGCGATTAAGCTTGTGTTCGATTGCAAACCGCAGAGATATCTGGCCAGTGGACAAGTTACACAGACATTCCTTGCGGACGGAAGCATAACGAATCCGACATTATTTGCATCTTCGCCGATGTTAGTTGTCACAGGGTACGGAGATCTCGGTATCGGAACCAAAACATTGACAATCGAAGGCGATGATCCGGCGCAAGTCATTTATATTGACTGCGACACTATGGAAGCCTGGACAGAATCAGGTGGAGTTCAAACTCCTGCAAATGACATGGTACAGAATGCCGGAGATGCGTTCCCGACATTGGCTCCTGGTGCGAATGGTATCAATCTTGATTCGACGATGTCTCAAGTAGTAATCACACCGAGGTGGTGGCAGTTATGATTCCGATTCTATACGATTACGCAGAGCGAAAATTCACAACGAACGGCATCGGAAGGCTGTCTGATTGCATATCTTGCACTGTAACGGAAGAACGCAACGGAATCTACGAATGCGAGTTCAAATATCCGATAACCGGAGAGCATTATTCTGAAATCAAGGAAGGCATGGTCATCGGTGTCACTCATGATGAGTCCGGTGACATTCAGCCGTTCGACATATATGCACATCAGGCACCGATTGACGGTGTGGTGACATTCAATGCACATCATGTATCATATAGACTCTCGAACGTGGTTGTGATGCCGTTCACAGCGTCATCGCCATCCGCAGCATTCGCGGGAATCGAATCAAATAGTGCGAACAACAATCCGTTCACTTTTTGGACGGACAAAACAGGCAGCGGTGAATTCAAGGTTGAGAAACCTGATTATGTCAGAGCGATTCTCGGTGGTCAACAGGGGTCTGTTCTCGATGCGTTCGGTGGCGGTGACTATGAATGGGACAGATTCACGGTCAAATTGTATGCACATCGAGGATCAAACACTCAGGTTCAGATTCGCTATGGGAAAAACCTGTCAGATATAACCGAGAAAACCGACACAAGTGACACATACAATGCGATTGTTCCATTTTGGATGTCGAGTGATGGCGCTCTTGTCACATTGCCTGAAAAGGTCATTGTTTATTCGGGTGCCACTCTTTACGAGACATACCTGACAACACACAATTCATTGATCATCCGAGATCATCTCGGAAATCCGATCACAGTCACTTATCAACAGATCAACGCGGTTCCGCTCGATATGTCGAGTGATTTTCAAGAGCAACCGACAGAGAACGAACTTCGAACAGCAGCAATCTCAAAATTCAACGCATCGCAAGCTTGGCTTCCGCAACAGAACATTGATGTTGACTTCGTTCAGCTTTGGCAAACTGAAGAATATAAGGATTATGCACCACTTCAGAGAGTGAAGCTCTGTGATACCGTTTCTGTATTCTATGATGCGCTTGGTGTCAATGCGGTCGATATGCGAGTCGTAAAAACTGTATGGAATACACTGCTTGACCGATACGATTCGATTGAACTCGGTCAGTTATCCAGCACACTTGCACAAACGATCACAGGACCGATTGAGTCACAGCTTGCTGACACTGTCACAACATCAATGCTGGCTGGTGCTATCCAACACGCAACCGATTTGATTCGAGGCGGTCTCGGTGGCTATATCGTCATGAAACCGAATGCACAGGGTCAGCCTGAGGAACTCTTGATCATGGACACACCGGACATCAACACGGCTGTCAACGTGTGGAGATGGAATCTCGGAGGGTTAGGTCATTCTCATTCAGGCTATGACGGACCGTTTGATGATGTTGCAATCACTCAGGATGGTCAGATCAACGCGAACATGATCACAACAGGGACTATGGTTGCGAACAGGATTCATGGCGGGACTCTAACACTCGGTGGATATAACAATCAAGATGGTTTATTGGAAGTCAGAGACTCAGGAGATCATGTCACAGGCTCATGGGATAATGACGGAATCAGCCTCAGGAGTTTTGGCGGTGTATATCAATCTTTGACAGCTTATAATGGGGCGCAATATGCTCGGCTCGGGTTGGCTGAATTAGAATTCGGAACTGTCAGCGGGGACACATACACTCGTCAATCGTATGTTTACGGCTTAAACGGCAATATGACCATTGCATCGGATGTTAACAACATTTGGATTTTAACAAATAAGACAAGCGGAAACATCACAATGAACGCAACAAACGGTGGCGGGACATTTTATATGACAGGGTCATCGGGGTATATTGCATCAGGAAACACACAAAGGATTTGGTGGAATAGTTCGGGTGTTGGTATTTATAACGGTGCGAACATCACATCGGCATATTTACCCTCGAACAGTTCACTGTCAGCGTCCTATCACATCAAGGTTGTCAACGGAATTGTCATGAATTATTAAGGAGAAATCATGAAAGACAGACACAATTTCAAAAAAGTCAAAGTCAATGAGATAGTTGTTCCTGATGAACCTGTTCCTGTTGAGGTAAAAAACATATTGAGAGAAGTTGTTTGTAATATGTTAGGGGTCAAACCTGATTGTTCAGATGACGAACTATTAAAAGCATCAAAGGAGAAAAACAATGGAAAAACCAATCACAGTGAAAGCAGATGAACTCGCTCAAGGAATCGCATACCTCGCGAACAATAGCGGGTTGCCTGCTTTTATAGTTGCGGGAATTCTCAATGATTTATATCTGGAGGCTCGAAAACTCGCATCTCAACAGTTACGAAAAGACAATGATGCATGGAATGAATATCAGAAATCACAAGGAACCGATCCACCTGAGGTGAACAATGAAAATATTGAATAATATAGTGATTACCCTATTCTACACACTCGGTTTCGGGTGTTTTTTTATTGTTTCACTTGACCTCGAAACGAGACATCAAAAAGCATATTACTCGATGATGATTCCGTTCATGATCGTTCTGATGTTTTTGGTCTTATTCAAGATTTATGTAATTTGGAGGTAAAAGATGCAAATACATGAACTCAATAATTTCGCGGGTACACCGACAAGTTCGGACTATCTCGCGATTGACAACAGCACAACCACAACGAAAATCGGTGCGACTGGTCTTGGTATTCAGACACAGATGACTGTTGCGGAGGCTACAACAGGCACGAGTACATCATCGAGGGTCATCACCCCGAAAGTCCTGCATGATTTTGCGGTTCATGATGTTCAGCTTGACGGAACTTCTGTTGTGACATCGGGCGTCGCTGATATTCAGAGCAGTGACTTCCTGTCGGCCGCGACAATCGCAAAATGGGATGCAATCCTCGGATTATAGGAAGGAGTAAAACCATGAAACACGTAAACCATTTTAGGGGGGGGGTACACCCTACTAAATAAATTAAATAGGGAAAAGGTCGGAAGCGAGGTGGTCTGTAATGGCTAACCTCGATCAGATTATGGACTACTTGGCAGACAGTGAAACCGTACAAACAATACAACCGTCTTTGACAGTAACAACAGGTGAAACAATAAGCGCATCAGCGTATAAATGCGGTCATATTGTGCATCTTACTATAGCGGCGAAAAGATCGGCGCAAACGGCGGCTGGTTCTAATATGTACACGGCAACATTGAACAACACAGAATTGTTGCCTTTAGGCTCTGTGACAACTGCAGCATATTATAGCGGTATTCCAGTTGGTTTGTCTATTTCGTCAACTGGCAGTATTACGTTTCGTGTTTTAGGTACGCAGGCAATGTCAAGCGGCTGGTCTGTTACAATAGGCGTTTCTTATCTTGTCGCATGATTTTATTCTGACCTTTTCACCTACACGGAAAGGGTCAGACTATGGCGAATTTAGATCAAATCATAGAACACGTTGCGGGGGATTGTAAAGTAGAAGTTATTGAAAATCCAAATATAACAGCTACAACGGGCGTTGTAAATTCAGCACGAATCATTCGGTATGGACGTGTGTGTTTTTTCGAAATTAGCGTGAAAAATAATAGCAGTGTCGGGTCTGGGTCAAATGTTTTTGTCGGAACACTAAACAACGCCGCATATTTACCATATCTGAATTTTGCAAGAAGTTTAGATTATGACGGCGCACATGCGTGTTTGTTTGGCATGAATACAAGCGGCAATATTGCGTGTCGTAATGCTTCAACAACGTCAATACCCGCAGGCGATTCTTTGAGGGCGTGTTTTGTTTACTTCCTTGATGAATTAGGCGGTTAATTAAACAGAGGTTTACAACATGAATTGGAAAAAATGGATTAAGGCGGCGGCGGTTAGAGCCGTCAAGACAATAGCGCAAGCTGCGGTGGCATCGATTGGTGCTGCCGTTGTTATTTCAGAGGTTGACTGGAAGTACATTGTGTCGGCATCCTTACTTGCCGGCATTCTTTCTCTCCTGACAAGTCTCGCAGGCTTGCCGGAAGTAGATATGGAGGAAAAAGCATGACAGATAAAGACATTATCATCGAAGAAGGTGTCGAGACGACACAGGAAACACTCGACGAGATTACAAACGGCAAAGGAGATGATGAATAATGGGATATACGAACAGTTCACTTGCTAAAGCAAGATACTTGAGTCCGAACCATTCAGGACAGCGTACTCACTCAATCGACAGAATCACACCGCACTGTGTAGTCGGTCAGCTGACTGGTGCTGGTATCGGTGGTTGCTTCAAAAGCACTGCTCGTCAGGCTTCATGTAACTACGGCATCGGTACT